GTATTCAGAGGCTGATATATCTTGAGAGTGGTTATCCCATCCTTAAACTCAACATAAGCATAAGCCAATTTATCTGCTTTAAATGTATATGTTCTACCATCTTTAATAACTATCTTATGTGATATAGGATATACATCAGCATATTTTAGCCATTTAAGCGATATACCATAAGATTCCCAATATTTAATATCATATGATTGCCAATCTCTTATTTTACATTTAAGTATAATATTACTATTATACTTCTTTAAAGTCTGAATATCAGACTTGCTTTTAGTAATATGACTATTAGTACTAACAATATTAGGTAAGTCCTCCCATAGATGCTTCAAGACTTCTCTGTAACTTACTCCCCAATATTTTCCCAGTAAATCAAATACTCCTCCTGTTGTTTTGTTTGCAAAGTCCGTATAATGTATCTTTATTCCATCTGTGCTATGTAATCCCAGAGAAGGATGTTTATCTTCTCTTAGAGGATTGGATATAACACATGGAATCTTAGTTACATTAAAATAGTGATGCAGTATATCAAAATCTGATACTTTCCTCAAAATATCTTTTTGAGTTAAACTGGGAGTGTTAATACTAATAGGCATATAAATTTAGGTTTTAGAGATTAATATTTACCAAGGAAGCTCTTCTGTAGCATCTTGTTTCTTAAACTCTGTTGGTTTTACATCATACTCATGCAGAGGCAGAGTACTATACTCTGTATTAGCTTCTGCACCATGTTCTTTAGCTTCTGTAATAGCAGCTTCGAGTTTCTCATACTTAGTAGAACCATTTCTCAAGAACATTCTTGTAAATACTGCTTGATACTGTCCTTTATCAGTAGTTCTTACACCAAAAGCACCTTTAACCTCAAACTCTTTAGCCAATTTAACAATCTCCTGAAGTTCACTAAAGTCACCACTAAAGATTTTAGCTAAATCAATAGATACTTCACACTCTTCAGTATCTTTTCTCATAGTGAAAGTATTATTAGTTCTGTTATATTCCATTACTGAAGGAATATTAAGCCATGCAATAAGGAAATTAACAAGATTCTCCTCACCAATAGCTACAGGTCTGTAATCTCCACTAATATTAGCCGGACCATTAGAATATACAGGAATAGCCTTGTTATTAATATCTTCTTGAGTAGCCCATGCAGTTCTACCAAATTTATCAATAACTTGAATCTTACCACTATCAGAACCTACTCTCTTAGCTCTAGTAAGATTGAACATAAATGATGTAGTAATCTGTACTCCATTATTTACACTTGAATCAGGATTAGTTACTACATATACTTGAATACGTGCAGTTGTTTCACCTTTATCATTCTTACCAATGTATGTAGGTTCCTCATTTACTGTTCTACCCATATCCTCAAGTTCCTTCTTTGTAGGATTAATTGCAACTACCTTAAATGCACCTACACCTTGATACAATTTAAATGAACTCTCTTCGCTTGGTTTTCCAATTTTAATAGCCATAATGTCTTATTTTTAATTATACGTTAATTTATTAATGTTATCTATTACTCATTCACTACAGGATTCTCCCAAGCCATATCATCTGGAAGGTCTTCTGTATCATGTTCTGCAACCTCAGTTTCTGTTTCTACAGGAATAACAGTTTCAGGATACTTAAGGACATACTTGGTTGCCTTAATTTCTACACCAAGTTTATCAAGTTTACCAGTACCTGTAACTACTTTCTCAACCAAATCTTCTGTAGTGTAACCGCCAGTAATCTCCTTAATAGGAGCCTCAAAAGCATTCTGTTGAATCTCTAATGAATCTACTTCTGCTTGAAGCTCTGCAATCTGTGCTTTAAGCTTGTTCTTCTTAGTTACAATAGGATTTACATTCTGTGCTGTTCTCTTAATTGTTGCAATCTGAAATTTACTAAACTCTTTCATGTTTTCAAAATTTAAATTAATAAAAAATATAAATAATTATTCTCCGTAATATTCATTCATTTTAGTTACTACATACCCAAGGTCATTCTTAATAAAATCTTCTTCAAACATTTCATCAGGAGATTTAGCAGGAATAATAGCACCTTTCTCTATAGTAGCATGTGTATAAAATCCATATACAGGCTTATTATCCTTAAACTGTATTGCACTAAATAATACCATAGGAACTACTTCTACAGGATTATACTGTTGGTCTAACAATTTACCTACAGTAGCTACTTTATATCCTGTAATAGTACTATCACTGATAACAGGTTCACTATGCAAAATAAAGAATACATTTAAATCACTTCTGAGAGATTCACAAGTCTTAATAATTTTCTGAAAATGAATAGCTAAATCTGTAAATTTATTAAAACCTGTTTCTTTAGCTCTGTCAAAGTACTCTTTTCTCATAATAAATATAGAATCATCAAGAACTATATTCTTTACATAAGTAGCTTTAGTATCAATATTTTCAAGATAAGAAATTACTTTATCATAATCAGTAATTTCAAACAAATTCTTATTTTCTGCATTATACAGAAAATTACTTCCTTTAAATGGAAGTCTCTTTTTCAAGGTATTAAATACTACAGTTTCTTTAGGATTTAACCCTTTAATACTTGTAGATTTACCAGTACCACTGGGTCCTAGAATAATAATACAATTTGCCATTTAATTATGTTTTAATTTTATTTTAAACATAGCTGCAAACTTATAAAATATATTATTTGAATGCAACTTTTTTGATATATTATTTATAGAATATGCAAATAGTGCTATACTAGTTTTATTTCTTATAGAATCAATTAGCCTATACACTCTAACTAATTCATTAGTATCATTAGGTTTAGGTAATTCTGCAAAGAAATTTACAGCTCCATCAAAATATAGAGGACATATTCCTCCTGGACTACCTCCCCTATTCAACAGTACTTCAGCAAATCTTATATTATCTCTAAACTTAGTAATATCATAAGCTAAGTATTCTTTTAAATCATGCTTAAATGGGCTAAATAAGCCTATTGCCAAGTTACAATCTCTGCCACAGTACTTGCTATCACCTAAGTTAGCTATAGTAGGTCTGACTTTATTTTCTTTTATAGCATCTAATGATTCTCCAGCCATAGCTTGTTGTTGTATTACTACAGGACTAAATTTATATCTATTTCTTAATAATACACAATATTCACTAAGTTTATCAATAGTTTGTTTTAAAGTGAGCCCTCTTTCTTGATGAAGTAAACTAACATGGTCTATTATTATTAATCTATATTCATTAGGATTACTAGATTCATAATAATCAAAGGCATCTATTTCTCTAGTTTCACCAAAGTCGTCTTTAATCTTTTGCTTTTTTGTATGAACAATCCCATTATCTTCAGCATATTTTTTACACTCATTTAATATTCCTGTTGGGTTACAGCTAGGGCTGAATATTATATGATTCTCAAAGTAACTTAATAATTTATTATATTCTTCACTTTCAAGCAACTCAATTATTTCCTCACTTACAGGCCTGTCATTCTTAGTACTTCTTAAATCAGTAGGAGATATTCTTATTTTATTATGAGATACTTTGTATAATAAATAACACATGAATCTCTCCATAATATCCTCTGGAGTTTCCTCTAAAGGATAATAGAATATCTTTACTTCTACTTGATTAGGATGTTCATAAGCATATAATAATGTATTATATACAAAGACAAATGATGTAAACTGAGTTTTAGACGCTTTAGTACTTGCTGTAATAAGATAATATTTACCTTGTTCTACTCCTACAAAATCATCACTAAATCTAATAAAAGGAGAAGGAATACTATTAATTTCATTATTAAGTATTCTATTTCTCCTTTCTTTTATATGTGATATAACTCTGTTCTTTAAATCCATACTATCTTAATTCTGCTGTCCAATCATCCCCTAAAGAATCTTCTTGCCCAGCATTCTCTATATAAGACATAAATTCTGATTTAATTTCTACATCCCCACTAGGATTATTTACAGATTTAAGTATAAAATACTTTAGTAATTGCATATATCTATAATCACCATTAAAGGATTGTATATATGCTTTAGTTGCTGTAATAGCTTCTTCTTCTGTAAATGTATAACCGTATTTAGCTACCAATGTTTTAAGTTTCTTAGCTATTACAGCTGTAGAATCTCTCCACATATATGTAGTTCCAGATTTTCTTCCTTTAGGGTATAATTCTCTTAGTTTGTTAGCTAAGTTATTAAACCAAGAGTCTTTATTTTCAACATTTTTATCAGAATCTATAATAATACCTGATACTAAGTCTTTAGTATTATTACTAATAACTATCTTAGTATCATCTAACACATTCCTATCTGCTATTCCTTTAGATATAAGAGATTCCATACATTCTTTATAATCTCCATCTCTGGAATTAAACCATAATACCACAAATTCATTAACAGATAGATTATATTTTTCTAATATATTATCATCTATTGTTATTTTCATTTCTTAAGCCACTTAATATGATTTTCTTCACTCTCTATTGCTTTACTAGTAGCATACTGTCTCCTTGCTATAAAATTAAGAAATTCGTCTATTCTATCATATATAACATGTTCATAATAAGCATTGAATCTCTTAAATACTTCTTTCATAGCTCTAGCTTCTGCTAATTTTTTACCATATTCAATATCAAAGACATCTTCTTTACTACATCTAGATATACCTTTAACTTTAATACAAGTAAGAGGAGCTTCTTTATATAAAGTATCAATGATTTTTATTGCTCCATATGGGTAACTTGTTTTAGCAGTAATAAGGCATACTACTACATTATTATTAACAATAAATTCTTTATTTATAACATTTATACCTGTTTTCATAATTCAAAATTATTAATATCTTCTATTATTTTAATTGTATCAGGATTATAACCTTCAAGCATCTTATTCATTAGTTCTTCTTCTCTTGTATCTACATAATAAGGTATAATAATAGCTGGATTCTTATGTCTTAACAGTCTTCCACATCTTTGTACCGTAATTATTT